TTGTATTAATGAGCCTTAAGATGCTCTTGAAGCGTTACACAACTGACACTATCAAGATAACTGTCGACTGGACAGTTCTTTTAGCACCGTTACTTCACGCTATCGTGCAAGGGATATCTTCTCTACTAGAGCAATTGGCAGGTATTATACTTGCTCCTATTGACTGTGCTTTGAATGCTCTGCACACTGCTAACGACTTGGAGCGAGAAGCAAGAGAGTTGGCTGGACAAGTCGCAACTTTTGCTCAGAACTCTACTGAACAAGCAAAAGGTTTACTAAATGGTGAACTGCCTGTCGAATTAGAACTGGAAGGTTTGAATGAAAAGTTCAAATGGTCTGGCTCTACTTTTGGCCAGTCACAGTATCCTGACGCACCACAGTTTGGTAGACTGGGTGCTTTGCTTGACCCATTCAACCCCAAGGAAGGTTCTTTTGAATTTGGCATAGAGGGTGGTGAATTAACTACACCCAGTGGTTTTAGAGTGACTAGAGATACTAAGCTTAGAGACGCTTTGTCGGATATTAACTTCGCAGATAGCACTATTATCGGAAAGCTAATTGTTCCTGTTCAGGAAGCAAAAGACTACATAGAGGACCTATTAGGTAATATGTTGCGTTCCTTAAACAGCCTTAACGGTCTTGTTGGTGGTGGCTTAGGTGTTCAGATAGGTAACATTGGTATTATTATGTTTTTGTCAGACATGATTAGTATGGTCATGATGATAATTAAAATGCTTTCTAAATATCCTAATGTCAGTGATTGGTGTGCTAAACTAGAAGAAAGTCCTGAAATACTAGAGGAAGCTTTGAGAAGTCGGTCTAGAGAAAATGCAGACATTAAGGTTTCATCAGTTGGCGGTAATCAATTGCTTTTAGAGAAGGGACCAGATAAACTAATGACTATTAGTACTTGCGCTAGTAACAGGTCTGGCCCAGAAGCCAGACTTCTAGAGCAATGGATCAGCGATTTGCAGCGTTAATAGGACTTATTAATGAACCAAGAATTTTATGAAACTATTCTAAGCTCTATTTCTGGCACCAAGGAGAAGGAGTTTAGTTCTAACGATTTTAAAGCTAAATCTTTAAATAAAATAGATTTAGCCAGAAACAGGAGTGTTTCTTACGCTGCTCACCACAGAGGGCAGTGGTTTAGACCTTTGTATGATTTTGATGAAATACAGATAGCCCAAGATCGCGACTCTTACTTTTCTCGCTCTATTATCAAAAAGGTTAATAAGCTTTTAAATGCTGGATTTGAATTTACTGGCATGGATGATGCTGCTGTTAAATATATTCGTAAACGATTTTCCGAAATGGAAATGGCGACAGACACTCCATTACTAGCTTTCTTTCAACAGCTTTACGCAGACCTTTTTCGTTTTAACAACTGCATGGTGGTTAAAGTAAGAAGCCGAAAGGCTTCTACTGGCAAACCCAGAGTCCCGTTGGGTTCACAAAATGAAATCGATCCTGTTGCTGGATACTTTATACTTCCATTCGAAACGCTAGAGTTTAAAGCAAACAAGAATGGTTCTATTAAAAAGGTTAAACAATGCTCACCTGACGGTAGGTATAAAGAGTTCTTACCCAGAGATTTGATTCATTTTTACTCTAACAAAAAGCCTGGCTATGTCATTGGCACGCCAGAAGTACTTGCTGCTTTAGACGACATTCAATTACTTAGACGCATAGAAGAAAACGTAGAAGAATTGATCGAGACTAATCTATTCCCTGTTTACCATTATAAGGTTGGGAATGATATGTTCCCTGAAAGAGTCACACCTAATGGTGATGCTGAAAGTGATGTAGTTCGTCGTACTGTTGAGTATATGCCCGCTGCTGGTGTTTACATTTCTGATCACAGGCACGAGATTAAAGCTATTGGCTCTGAGGGTAGGGCTTTACGTATTGACTTTTACTTGAATTATTTCAAGCAAAGAGTTTTCTCTGCGTTAGGTATTTCCCCTGTGGATATGGGCGAGGGTGCTAGCGCTAATCGCAGTACAGCTTCTACGATGTCTAAAGCTATGCTTATGGATATTGAAGCAATGGCTAAAATTATAGCTGCTTTTGTTGATTTTTATATGATTAACGAATTGTTACTTGAGGGCGGATTTGATCCTTTAGATGAAAATCAAAAAGTTCATATGAAGTTCGGAACAATTGATAAAGATGAGAAGAGAGCAGATGAGAATCATCTTATCCAAACCTTTACCAGTAAGGTTCGTGATATTAATGAAGTTCGTAAAGGTCTTGGCGAGCGTCCGTGGACTAAAGAAAATACTGAACTCTCTTACCAGAAGATGTTCGAAGAACCTCTTGCTCTTGTTAAGAGTATGACGGTTGGTTCTGCTGCTGGTGAAGTCTTAGCGGGTCTTGACGTGTCAAATATTGATTCTGCTTCTTTGAAGAAAGCTGAGAGCTACGTAGATAAGCAAGCGGCAAAACAAGCTACAGCTTCCTCTGCGCAGCCTGGCCAAAAAGGCAGCGCTTCTGGCGCTGGATCGCGTAGTGCTTCTGCAGCACGTAATCAGCCGTCCAATCAACATGGAACACGCTCTACAGCAAAAACGAACAGAGACAGTGAGGAGACCAGAGAGGTTATTATTGAAGCCATAAATGCTTATGATAATTTAGAAGTCGCTAGTCTTACTATCTCTGTTGATGTAGAATCTGATACTGTAGAAAAGCTTATTGGTATTACGCTGAAACGCTTCGAAGATTTTAAAAACTCAGGCGCGAGCCTGCAAACTTTTGCAGAGCTTGCCTTTTACCCTTACCTAGAGAATAACAATGAATAGTCTTGTACAGTTAAACGACCTGATTCAAATCAGACCCAATAAAGGCTTGCATGATCTAAGCCGTACTGAGAAGATTGCTTTTATTGATAGAGCAATGAGCCCAGACAGCACTGGCACCAAGCCTAAAGGTATTACCGTTACTTTTAATATCTCTTCTTCTATGAAGAGAATTAATAATCGTTTATATACTGCTAAAGGTCACCGTGATGGCATTCCGACTTGGGATGATCTTTACGAGATTCCTATCATCAGAAATCATGATATGAACGAAGATCCTATAGGTAGAATTGCTAGTGTTAGTTGGCGCTCTTTAGACGCACAAGCAAGACCATTCTTTTCTAGTGCTCAAGACTATATGTCATTTAAAGACACTCTTCGCAGAAACAATCCGAAAGCTGTTTACAAAGCTATGAAAAACAAAGGTTTATTGAACAACAGAAAATGGCCTGGAGTTGGAGAGCTTATTGGAGAAGCTAATATTGTAGATCAAGAAGCAATTGAAAAGTTTCTTGATAATAGATATTTGACTTTTAGTGCAGGCGCCACAACAGATTCTTGGATATGTACGTCTTGTGGACAAAACTGGGCCAAAGAGGGTCCCTGCGATCATCGTCCAGGTGAAATTGTTGACGGTGAGGAAACCTTATTTATTCTTGGTACATTTATAGGTCGTGAAGTTTCAGTTGTAAATCGTCCTGCAAATCCATCAAGTAAGGTTTTGAATATTAAATTTAATGACTCATTAAATGTTGATGATACTTTTACTGATGAGCAAAAGTATGTTAACCTTGATGACATGTGCATCACTGATGCAAACATTTCAATTAATGATGGAGAATCTAAAATGAAGATTAAAGACATTGAGACTCTCATCAAAGAACTTTCCGATTCTGATCCTATGGATGCTTTATTGCTTCTTGATGACGAGGGCTTTGATGCTGTTTCTTTTATTGATGCTCTACAAGGTGACAGTCACTTTGAGGTTAGCTGGCTAATCAAACTTCACGATGCGTTGCATGCTCAGTATGATTATCTTTTAGCTTATGGTGATTTAGAAGAGTCACCTATGCCTCCTGCGATTTTTGCTATGCACGGCGCTTTACACAAACTATCTGTAGAAAAAGATTTTAGAGATAGTATTTTTAATGGTGTGCTTGACAAATACGACGATGAAGGCAAAAATAATGATATGTACGTTTTAGAGTCTGCTAGTTCTGAAGAGGAAATGTCAGATTCTGAAGATAAGTCAGAAACAATCGAAGCTAAAGATAGCGAGATTGAAGACACTGAGATCGCAACAACTACTGTTGAAGATAACGAGCAAGAAACAACTGTCGCAGATAACGAAATTGTTGAAACTAAAACAGAGGAACCGGAAGTGAAGACAATACAAGATAGTGAATGGGCTATGCTTGACCTTATGCTTCGTGGTGCTGCTGCGAAAGAAGGCGTCGAGCTTTCTGACGCAGAACATGTTCACGGTGATTTAGTACCTTGTGGCAACTCTGCTTCTTTGAGTCTACTGGCTAAAGTTGTTAGCGATAGTACTTACTTTGCCGATGAGCGTTTTGCTCCGATTACTGAATTTATCGATACTAGGGCTGGTAAGGCGAGTTTGGCAGAACTAGAGAATCTTAAATCTGAATTGAACGAGCTTAAAGATGCTCACAGTACACTCTTGAAAGCTTACGAAGATTTAAAAAATTCAAAAACTTCTGAGAAAGAACTTGCATCTTCTACAGATAGTGAAGATAATGAATCTAAGGAGACTCTAGTCACAGAGGATACACCTAGTGTAGAATCTGTTTTGGATACTGTAGATAGTCCTTCTATTGCAAGTGATAAAAATCATGAGCCTAAAGTAGAATTATCAAAATACGAGACTAAAGTCTTTAACAGATATAAACAACTTACTAATGATTACAACGAAGCTGAGGCCGAGCAATACCTAAATGGTTTGAAAGCGAAAGGCTTTGTTAACAAAAAATTTGATCCAAAACTATTGATGGAGTCATAAAATGGCTGTAACTAGACATACTTCTAACTTCCGAAACCGTACGGACATAATTACCAACATCACTCCCAAGACTGTTGATAATATGGATGTCCGCGCTTCTGTTGGGCATTATCGTCCGGCACCCTGGCTTCCTGTTCAGTTTACCAAAACGGATTCTTTCTCTGGCACAGACGCTTTTGTTTGCTCCAAGGGTAAGGTTGTTGCGCTTGATAGCGTAGGCGATGTTGTTCCTGCAGGTATGCTTTTACAGCTTCAGTCCGGCGCTGGCGCTTTAACTTACACTTCTACTGATGTTGATTGGGGCGTTATCGACCTTACGACTGGTGAGACAGTAGCCGCTGCTGCTTCTTACTCTTCAATTGAAGTTGCGCAGGCACTTATTGAGCGCGGTCTTGTTTTAGAGCAAGATGCCGTTGATGCTGGTGCTACTGTTCCTGCTTCTACTCAGGGTCACGCTGACGACATCATCGGTGTCTTCATTAGCCCTCCGGTAGGCTTTGCTCCTTACGATTACCACGTATGGTCTGGTCGCCCTGAAGATGGCGACCAAGTGTTTACTAACTACTCAAAGCAGAGCGGTGTTGCTTTCCACACTGAGTCTGTACTTGGTGTACCTCACTTAGTAGCCGGTTCTGAAGCTGCTGATGCTTGGGTTGTCGCAACTGTTGACGGTCTAGGCTCTACTGCTGCTGCTGCTGGTGAAGCTGTTGGCGCTGGTGAATACTGGAATGCTACTAACCTCGCTGCACTTACTCGTTACTCACTCATGGGTATTACTGCTAGCTCTCCTGTTGTTGCTCTTGGTCTTGACCCTGATGGTGACGGTACCGAGTATGTTATTGCTCGTGAGACTTCAAGAACCCCTCTAAGTGTTGATACTGATGGTGTGTTAGTACGCGCACGCACTTCACCTGACAAAATCAGCCAAGAAGGCGATTACTACCTTGATGCAGAAGTTGGTGTACTTATCCTTCACTCTGACACTTGGGCTACTGGTGTAGGCGGCACTGCTACATGGACGTTTAGCTACAACTACTACGACCTTGCACCTGCAGACGCGCACAAATTCGTCCACTTCGATGGTCCTGCTCACACTGGCCGTCGTGTAACGTTTGATATTCAATCAAACTTCGTTGAAGCTACTGAAGGTACTACTGCTGAGCGTGACATTGTTGGTCAGATCCACAGAGTCAAAGTACAGCCCGTACCACTATTAGATTCAGTCAAGACTGGCTTTGGTACTTCAACTAACGCAACGTTCCAGATGCCTGGTAGCGCTACTAATGGTTACACTAGTGCGATTACCTTAAGCGATGAAACTGTTGCTGACCAAATCGTACAGCTAAAATTCAGAATCTAATTTAAAGTTTACGGAGTATTACAAAAATGGAACTCAATTTTTCTGATGGGACGTTAACTCTTCCCGAAGGCAAGAAAGCTGCTCGCTATGTTGCCGATATTTTCTACAACCACGGTTACGATGTAAACGATGAAGATCGTTACCTCGACTGGGGCGAGATGTACAAAAATCTTCGTACTCAAGATACCGTTGCTACCCCCGACATTCGTCCCTTACTTCAAAGCTCTTTAGAGATTCTTATCCGTGAGCCGGTTCAGCCGCTTATGGTTATTACTGGTCTCTTCGAAAGAGTAGAAGCTAAAGGTATGAACACTCAGGTCTTGGCTGGCGCTATGGGCGCTGTTGAGGCTGGCGATGTTGAAGAGCTTGGTGAATACCCCGAGGTCATGTTTGATATCGGCGGTGCGATGCAGACTGCTTACGTTGGCAAGTCTGGTATCCAGGCTTCATTCTCTGA